TAATCTCCGGAGCTGCAGGAGTTTCTGTTTTATCTTTATCCATAGTGATTCTTCTTTCTGTTTGAGATGTTATGGTGAGAGAAGCTAGAACGCTCTCAAACGAGCCAAGCTCGTCGGCCATGCTTCGTTGGAGAGCTTCATGGCCTATCACGACAGAACCTTTACCAAAATCATTTCGGATTTTTTCTTCCGAGATGTTGCGAAATTTGGCAACGCTGCCGATGAATTGTGCTTCCAGAGCATCAAGCTCTGCCTTAATTGTTTTGATTCCGTCTTCCGTGCGCGGATCCGGACGTTTGGCTTTAGCGTTGGAAGAAACGATTTCATAACATTTAGTACCACTTTCATCCGGTTGTTCCTGTACCGGTACGGCGGTAACCACACCGATACTACCAAGCAAAGCAGCCGGATGTGCAACAATCTTATCCGCGGCCGAGGCTAGCCAATAAGCTGCCGAGCAGCAGTTTCTGCCAACATATGAGATGATTGGCTTACTTCCGCGAGCATTAAAAATCATATCAGCCATTTCTGCCGGCCCGACGGCGATTCCGCCGGGACTGTCAAAATCAAGTACAATTGCCCGAACATCATTGTTTTCCAAGGCGATTCGGAAATCTTTTGCCAGAATATCAAGAGCTGTGCCGCCGAGTATGTAAGTTAGAAAATCCATTCTGCCGGTAATAACCCCGCTGACAGGGATAATTGCCACGCCACTCTGGATTCGGACGGTTCGCGTATTCTCCAAAACCGGAGCATCCTTTGAAACTAACGCTTCCAGATTATTAAAGGTATCAGGCTCAATTGCCCAATATTTGCCGAGTGATAATAAACTTCTCATTAGTTTTCCTTATTTTAGTGACTTGCGCATCATATGTTCTTTGGCTGTTTGCGGATGTTTCCGCTCCCAATCACCGCCGGTCAAAGCTGCTGTTTCTTCAGCCAGCGTTGTAATACCGATTTCGATTCTTTTTTCCGCAGCCCGGATTTCTTTGTACTGGTCAATCTGTCCGCGTGGCGGCCCAACCCAATCGGCTCCGAGATAGGCTTCCCGAATAAGCGGATGCGAGAAAAAACAAGGGGCATCTAAGATGCCCCTTGCTACTGCTTCACTGATAACCATGTCATAAACCGGCTTGCAGAATTGGATTGCCAGCCATCGCCGTCGTGCCGAAAAGAACTTCCAGGCTTCCACCAATGCCGCCTGTGCTGCGGAATAACTGGCGGTAAAGTGTTTGATCAGGATTTCAAACGGCAATTCCAGTGCAACGCCAATCTGGCGCAAAACCGCTTGGACAAATGGGTCAAATGCCTGATTTGGACGTTTCGGATCGGCAATTTCAATACTTTCGTTTGGCTGCAAATCCAGAATGGCACCTACGCCAAGCTTATAATCATTGTCATTCGTGCTGTCGGTTTGCCCGCCAAAGGGAGCCAGCCCGTCTTCAGATTCGCTCTTGACAAAGACGGTAAACATTGCCGAAACCACGGCAGACATAATCTCGGCTTCCGAATATTTATCGAGTTGTTTGAGTGTTTCGATAACCGGTGCCAGATAAGGAACACCACGGGTTAATCCCGGCCGGATACGGTTCATAATGTGGTATACCTGCCGTTCTCCGTCTTTTGAGAAAGCCGGAACCCTGACATATTCGTTGTTTCCTTCGGTATAATCGCCGGGAAAACGCTTATATATATAATAAGCAACCGGCGCCCCGTTATCATCCAGTTCCACGCCGCCGCTGAGTTTTGACGTATCCATTTGAAAATTCGGATTTGCCACCCGGTCAGCTTCAACCAACTGCAGACTCAATCCCAGCAAAGCATTGGGCCGTTTGATGTAGCGGCGGACAACAAAAATATCGCCGCTTTCCAAGCAGGAGCGGATGATCAGATTTTGCAGTTCCGTGAAAGTTTGATAGCGCGTTGCATCGCAATTTGTGCTTTCTGCCCAGTGCCGGAAGATTCTTTCGGCCTCTCTTTCCCACTTGTCAAAGGCTTCTTCTGTTTTCATAAATGGTTTTAAGACTTCACGGTCAATATTGCTGTGCACACGTAATCCTGTACCGACAACATTAGTGACTACCGTATTAACCGCACCGGTTGCTAGCGGGGCATTGCGCAACAAATCTCGTGACCGTTCGCGCAATATCGGCAGATCCGGCAATGTTACATTGTCCGCAGAGCCATCTGCCGTTCGCCAAGCTTTTGTTTGTCGCCGGTCAAGCCTTGCTCCGGTATATCCGCCCACCAGAGCCATCCGGGTACGGGCTTCCAAGCGCCGCAGTCCGTGAACCGGTGCAAAATACGAGAACGCTTTGTCAATAAAATTTGGTTTTATTTCAAGTTTTTTCATATAATGTCCAATAAAAAAGGCCTGCAAGACAGCAAGCCTTAATAAAAGTATTGTCTATTCTATTTCTTCATTGTTTTCATTTAACATTTTATTTTTATGACACGCATTTGTATAGAAAGTATAGGGATCCATGAACCAATATTCTGTATCTTCAAAATCAAATAACCGTCGACCTAATAAAGTCCTATTTTTAAAATTATCGTTACTTTTTTCCGGCCAATACATCCCAACGGGACGAGAATTCATATATTGATACACTTTAATCATTTGAGGAGCCCCACCTATGGTACGATACTTTTCGCTACGTTTTTGTTGGGCTTCCCATTGCTCTTTTAACATATCTCGAATGACTTCAAAAGGTTCCATATCAAAATGGTGTTCTGTACTAGTATTATCCGCAACACCATATTTCTGTAAAACTAATTTGCGTAATCGTTCTTTAAAGTCTTTTTTTAAATTGTTATCACCAATAAGAATCAGGCGTCCTAATCCTAAATAATTTTTAAAACCGGGATTTTTAATGAATATCCTTTGTGACGGAGAATAAAAGTAATTCCACATTTTAAAGGTTTTATAAATCCAAGAATATCCCCCGAATATCAAATCTGCAGTTTCTTCTAAATTACCATGATAATCATCTCTATTTATAGTTTTAAATACTGAGTTAATTACATTCAAAATAAAACCATTTACATCTGTTATATCCATAGCCCTGCTTTTAATCTTATTATATTGATTAAGAGCATTTCTTGTTTGTAGCATTAAAGGATATGTCCAACATGTATCACCAGCAAAGCTCATTGCACAATCACCTCTTTCCAAAGTAAGAATCTTTGGACATTCATCCCAGCGGTCACCACCTCCTAAGCGGCTGTCAGAAACAAATATTAATTCTTCACAATCTTTAATTTTCCTTATCCAAGCAACACTAATTGTCATGTTTTCCTCCTTTATTTGCCAAATTAATATATCTCTTATATTAAGAGGATTGACTAAGATGACAAGAAAAATTATACCGGAGTAATACCGCGAACGCGGATGCCGCTACGTCCGTTGCTGGTGCCGCCACCGGAATCTCCATCTCCGCCACCGCTTGGATCACGGGAAACTTTGCCCCGCAGGTACTTTTCTTGCGTAAACAGGACATTTAAGTCCGCTTTTTTGACTTTTTGCCCGTTGTAAGAAGCTTCCTGCGCACCGGAAAGAATATCCGAAATCGCTTTTTGGATTTCTTCAAGCTGTTCTTTATAAGATTTCATAAACTGATTCCTTTACTTCTAACTCTTGATCTGACTATTGGAGATGTTGCTGTTTGGTTTCCGCCGTTACTGGTTGGAATTTGCCCGTTTCTGAGCGGATAGCTCTGGAGGCGTTCAAATGCAGCATTCAGGTCAAACTTCCAATTTCGCATTAACCCGCGCAACGCTGCAAAAGCATAAACGCGGCAGTCCAAGGCTTCGCAGGGATGTCCTTCTGTTCTGGGTACCCATTCCCGAACCGGCCGTCCTTTAACCATCCGGGTTTTGATAACCTCTGCCGTAACCTGTGTAAACCATTCGGCATCCCGGTCAATTGGAAAGTGCCAACAGCCTGGTCCGGGTTCTTTAATTCGCAGCCGTTGCATGAGCGTTTGTTTGGCGTCATTCACGCCAATAACATACACTGGTTTCTTCAATCTTTTGTTTTGGGAGGCTCTCGCTGGAAAAATCGGTACACCAAAGCCCGAACTGCTTCCCTTGATTGCGAACACGCGCTGATGTAGTCTTTCACCGCAGAATGTAATAACGTGATCTGTATAATGACCACCACTATCAATACAAGTTGCAGCAATAGGCATAGGGGCAATATTACGTTCATGTTCATATGTCCTTTGTAAAATACTGTCCAAATCATCCCAGAGCTGAGGGGTTGACGGGTCTCCATGTAAGACGTGGTAATCAATCGACCACGATTCTTCATCTTTGCCCCAGCCGACAATCTCCAGTTCCAAGCGGTCATCCTGTACGTCAACGCCGCAAGTCAGAATAACCACATTCATCGGAATTCTCGGGCCATAATTTTCCCGGCGTGACATCAATCCGGTCGGATCAATGGATTCTCCGGATTGGTCTTCCCATGTTTCCGCCAGTTTGGTATTTGTCCAAACCTGCAAACGTGCCGGGTCTTTATGGACTTTCACAAACTCACTAGCTATGTCTCCCCAAGATGTCCAGCCATGCGGGCTGTAGAGCGAGGACAAGTGGAACGAAACAATTTTTCCGTTTGAGCGGTCAGGAGCCGTTGCTATCCATTCGCCTTTTTGTAAAATCTCGGCTTTTTGATAGTCCTGCCATAGCGATTTGCACTTTTCGCATTCATAACATGCCGTTTCCGGGTGTCCGCTTTCAAATTTGATATTTGCCCATTTTAAGGTTTGCATTGTACCGCAAACTGGACAGGGAACGAAAAAGTAACGCTGGTCTCCCTCAAGAAAAGCCTTTTCTATCCGGCTGTAGTTCTTGAGCGTCGGGGTAGAAGCCAGAAAAATCTTACGGTTTGAAAACGTCGCCGTACGTTGGATGGCCAAATCGACCGGGTCGCCTTCGTCCCCGGCATCATTCGGATATCCGTCAACCTCATCCAAAAACAAATAACGGACGGGCATAGAACGTAAGCCAACAGCCGAATTGGCTCCAGTAAGAACAAGAACGCCACCGGGAAATTCTTTCATTAAGACCGTATTGCCGCTGTCTCTGGTTCGTGGGCTTTTGACCAATTCCCTGAGTGACGGGCAGTTGTCAATTGCCGGATCAATCCTCATTTTTGAGGTTCGTTTGGCCATTTCAACCGTCGGATTGACGATCAGCATCGGGCCGGGAGTATGGTGGATGACAAATCCCATCCAATTATTGCCGCATTCGGTACCACCAATTTGAGCGCCTTTCATTAAAATGACACGCTCGCAAGGATGCGAGGGAGACAGGCAACGCATGATTTCCCGAAGATACGGAACGCGGGAGGTTTGCCACGGCCCGGGTTCGCTTGAAGATACAGAAGATAAAATGCGGTGCGCATCGGCCCATTCGTCGACGGTATAGTCCGGATCTGGGCGTATTCCTTTTGCAAATCCGTAGTTGAAAAAGCTGTCAGTCTCGATTTCCATCAAACAAATTCGCCAGATTATCTAAGGTTCGCAGCAATTCTTTCCGTAAAATCTCTTTCATTTCATGGATGTCAGTCTTGCCAATCAGCAGCGGAATGACCTTGTCCGGGACATTCAGGATCATATCTCTGGTTTTCCGCGCGGCATTAAAGGCTTCCCGTTGGACGGTTTCCGTGGAAATCAACTTTCCGGTGCGTTCGTCAAATTCTAATTTTTTAAGGCGGGCTTCGTAGGCTTCCCTGATAGCTCTGCTTTGTTGATAGGAAACGCCAATACCGCCAGAACCTGCCGATGATGCCGGTTCCGGAGAAACGGTTCGCGTCGATGAATCCTCTTTAATAGCATAAACCTGAGCGGGGTCAGTGTTGGCTTCCCATTGCCGATCCGCCAACGCCGGATTGATCTTCCCGTTTTTAGTGAGCGTTATCCGCCCGGATTTGATTGCCTTGCGAACAGCGGTATCGGAGATACCTTTGCGGGCGGCATAAGCTCTGATTGAAATTTCCATATTATTTTCATTTGAAAAGTCTTGCTTTTTTTATAAATGATTTTATACTAAATATAAATTTATGGTTCTTAGCCAAACATTGGCTAGCATTGAGAAAAACTTATTATTAACGGCAATATTTACAATAAACCTCGACATCGTTTTTTATAATTTAATAGCAGGAGGTATTATCATGGAAATAAATGTCACTTTAGATTTTATAATTTTTCAAATTTATACAATGCTTAGCTAAAAATCATAAAATGGAAAAGTTCCCGATTAATCGGGAACT